CTAACTTAACTTCTTTTTCCATAATGTATTCTCTTTCTCTATATCAACTCTTTTATTTCATTGTCCTTATACATAAAGGTTTTTAACTTTCTCAACCCCTTGGCCTCTATCTGTCTTATTCTGTCACGAGTCACAGAATACGTCTGACCTACTTGTTCTAACGTCTTATTATTAAAGAACCTCTCACGAATAACCCTTTCTTCACGAGCATTTAACTTTACAAGATACTTTGTCAGTAACTTCTTCATATCACTATTCACAAACACATTATCAAGTGTGTCTACACCCACATCACTCAATCCCTCTAAAGCAGTAAAAGGTTCTTTCTTATACTTGTTAAAGAACTTTACTCTATCCATATAATGATTCTTGAAAACACCAGGCGTCTTGTACTTTATATTCATTTTAAACTCTTTCTTTCTTGATTATACCCTTAGTATACACCATTCAGTAGCAATTGCAAGGGCTTTTTTGTAACCCTTATCCAGCAACGATCACAGAGGACAATAATATTTGTGTTTTGTGATGTTTTTGTAGAGTTGCGAATCACCCTATTCATACTAGTTAAATGCAATGAGCATCAACAGTAGACTATTCAATGAGAACCCTATTGCATTTGATACGATATACAATGTATCCTTTGCATAGATGGCTCTTATAAGGAATAGAAACAACCCTAACCACACTAACAGTATGAAGTTCAATGGTGGTAGATCAGTTGACCAACCCATTAGTACTGATACTGATGTAGGAGCAGTCGCACCATGAATAAGTATCATACCTATCCATCCACAAGCCTCACTCATCTTATTTGATTTAATCTTTTTAGTTTTCATATTATAAACCTTTCTCTTTATTGTCTATACTAGTAGTATAACAGTTATATAAGGGAAAGTCAATAGGCGTGCTGTAACCTATACTGTATAAGGGTTACAGAGGATTGTATTATGTGTTGTTTTGTTGTTTATGAAAGAGTTGCGAATCACCCTATGAACTGGTCTAATGTACCTTGTCCTTGTCTTTCTAACTTCTTTTGTAGTCGATATTCCTTCTGATATTCTTTCTGATATGCTTTACGCTCTGGTGTTTGTTTATATTCCTTATAATATTCCTTATAATATGCTTTGGACTCTGGTGTTTGTCTACGTTTCTTATTATATTCTTTCTGATATGCTTTATACTTTGGTGTTTGTTTATATTCCTTACTATATTCCTTATAATATGCCTTATACTCTGGTGTTTGTCTACGTTTCTTATCATATTCCTTATACTTTGGTGTTTGTTTATATTCCTTATAATATTCCTTCTTATATGTAATGCCACCTTTCCACATTGGATGGTTCTCACCAGATATATCTATTTGTTCTATCTCACCTAATGATATGACTGATGCTGCACCGCTATCTCTAACATCTTCTAGTGGAATCATATTTATTACCCATTGTGGTGGATTACATATCTCTAGTAATGGCGATAAGTCATTACACCAGTATCCCCAATGAATAAGAGCGTGTTGTTCTCTTGTTACTTCTACCATGTTTTCTTTGAAATAGAACTCTGTACCATCAATCTTATAACTTGTTGTCAGTCCTAGTTCTTTACATTTGTATATGGGTACTATATGATGTTTGTGATTACTCATAACCAGTCAAACCCTATGGCTTGATATACTATAACGTATATCCATATAATAAAGAATATCTTGAGTGCTTTGTCCACTATTGTGAATAAGTCCATTTCTAGAAGAAATCCTCTAATGAACCTTGTGTTCCGTAACTTCTATCCACTAGCCAGTTTATCTTGGTCAATATGAAGTTTAATGGTTCTACGAATGATTTCTCAAACTGTACATCATAGTCTACACTCTTATGTAGATTCAGTTCTTTTGGTAAAGCTGTCATAAAGGATATAGAACTGCATTGATATAGATTAGGTTGTTTCATGTTAATGAACTTTATCTTGTCACCCTCTTGTATATAAGGATACTTGTTACCTAGTTTTCTTTCTTTCACTAGATGATTATACAGTATCGCACCTTTACAATGAATAGGAGCGCCTTTCTTAAACATACCATTAGGGTCACTAAACTTCTTGAGTCCATTGACTGATCGTGGATAAGCAATCTCCTCTGGTGGTAGACTCATAAATTCTTCTCTGAAGTCTTGTATGAATGTGTTAAGTTCTTTCTCTGTACCATTCATAATGATGTTCAGTCCTTGTTTAATCTTTTCACGACAAGGAGCAGGAGTTGATGACTTGACTGCCTCGATACCCATGATCTTGAGTTGTGCTTCTTTATACTGCACACCCTCATTATCCCATACGTTTAGAATGTATCGTTTCTTTGCAGTCCATATACCTTTGTCTGCAATCACTTCTCGTGACATCTCCATCTTTTGTTCACTAGAGTTTACATACTCATGCAGATGTTGATAACTTTTCTCAATGAACGGCTCAATCTTCTTTCTAGCAACGTCATCCAAGAATTTGACAATCTTTTTAGTTTCCGTTCCCTCATCAAACAACTGACTGACAAGTTTGTCAAAACAAACATATATCGAATCTGTATCACTCGCAATGACGTAATCATAGTCAGAGGTTTTGTGCAAATCATTAAGATACTGATTAACATCACGCTCAATCCAACGAATGGATAACTGACCAGAAGTAGTAATTGCTTCAGCAACCAACAAATCATAATAACGAAACCAAACATTCCCAAGAGCACCATATGCACTATTGAGAGAAATCTTTTTAGCCATCTGGATATTGTTGTATTTTGAAATATCTTTGAGTAGTTTAGGGTTCTTAGTGTTTTCATATTCTTGTTTCGCCTGTAGTAAGAGTCTTTTGTATTTCACTCTGTCATCATACATACTTTGCATCAACTCTGGTAGAAACCCTCTCTTGTCGGTTCTAAACAATGCACCATTGGGTGTTATAGTATGATTCTTATTTAATTTAGTCGTATCAAATTCCTTGTTCAATAACTTATCAACACTCATCTTTTGTATCTTATTTTGTGATACAAGAGTCTCTGGCGATATGTTATACTGCATAATCAAATGTGGATACAGAGAGTTCAAGTCAAATGACATAACCCACTTATGCATACCGACTTGAGGGTCTTTTACATAAGCACCCTCAAACTTCTCTGGTTTTGTTTTAGGTACTTTCTGTGGTATGACAATCTTTTTCTTATTAAGATAATTGTAAATTAATATATCCCAATACTTAGTCGAACCAAGAACATCCATATAGTTGACCTTTGCATCATAAGCCATAGTCAGACACAACTCAATCAGTTTCATCTTATCTTCTAGTCTATCCACTAGTTCAACATCCATGATGTTATACTCAATGAATGATTGGAAGTCTTTCTGATACCATTCACTAAAGGTTTCAAATGGATTACCACTTTTCTTTTCACCAAGTTCAACAAAGGCGATATGATCTAGTCTGTATGATTCTTGTGCAGAATAGGTAAACTTACGATACAAGTCAAAGTAATCTAGATGAGCAACACCTTGTATCTCATACACTTGATGCTTACGACCCATCTGAAACACTTCTCTTGAGTGTACACTTCTCCAAGGCGATAGTCTTTTAAGTTCATCTTCACCAAACAACTGTTTGATACGATTACATAGATAAGGAATATCAAAGAACTCTGTATTCCAGCCTGTGATTACATCTGGTAAATGTCTTTCCCAGAACATGAGAAACTCTTTCAGTAGATGCACTTCATCTTCACACTTGACATAAGTAACGTCAGCACGAGTGTTATTAAATTCACCGATACCCCAGACAACAAACTTTTTACTCTGGTGGTTCTTTACTGTGATTGATAGAAAAGGTTCTGCTGCTTCTTCTGGACTAGGAAAACCATTCTCACATTGCACCTCTATATCAATCGTTACAATAAGTATCTGGTCAACATCATAGTCTACAGTCTTAGGATAAGACTCTGCAATGTAGTTGTAAGGGAACATAGTACTACCATGTACCATGTGAGGTTGATTCTTATAGTTGTCTACCCATTCTTTAGCCTCTTTCATATTATGAAAGTTAACTGGAGTTACATACTTACCATCAAGAGTCTTCCATTCGGTAGGTTCTGCAACTGGAGCATATAGAGTTGGTTTGTATTTAATTCTACGAG